ACCCCGCGAGCGGGCAACCCGGGCAGTCGCAAGCCCGGAACGGGGGGCAAGATATTGGCGGAGGAAGCGAAGAAGAATTGGGGGACACCGCAAGCGAGGGATTGGAAGGGCGCGCAGGGGAGAGCGTACAAGGGGGGAGCGAAGGACTTGCTTGCGCAGACGGAGGGAGTGCCACCACACGTTGGCCCGCCCGCCCAGGAGAAGAGCAATACGAGTGGGAAGAACCACGGGTCACCGAAGCTCAATCCGAATTGGGTGGAACAATTGATGGGTCTGCCCGTGGGGTGGACGCAATTACCAACCGAGTGGATCGACTCAGACTGCTTGGTAACGGAGTTGTCCCCCAAACAGCAGAACTAGCATGGCGAACTTTATGGAAGGAACTGAATGAACGAGAAGGAGACTGAATAATATGGGACAATTCATGGGATATGCGAGTTACGATTTAAAAACGCGATGCGGGATATGCGGGGAAGTTGGCCCGCGCGAGGACATGTATGATCATTCGTCATATTGCCAAGGCGCGCCCGAGGGCGAAGAGCCTGACGAGGACGATGGTGAGGATGAGGGTGAGGAGTGAGCATTCCGACCGCACAGGAAGGAATGGCAGGATGGGAACGGTTTTGGCGAAACACGCAAGTCTTGAGGTTCGAGATTGGCCCGGATGGAGAGAAGCGGGCAATTCGCTCAAGCGAACCGCGAAGACTCCCCAAGCACGATTGCTTTGATTTTAGAAGGCGTAAGAAGCGTAAGAAGTGAGCCAAGCGAGCAGACAGTGCATACATGAGTTCAAAGCGTTGTTCCATCGTTGGGAACAGGAGAGCGACCTCGAACAAACTGACATCCTTGATTGTCTGAAGGATGCGCTTGACGAGTATTACAAGGAAGACGTTGTTGATTTTGATAGCGAGATTGACCTGGAGCGGGGGGATGAGGAATGAACGTATACAAGCCTAGCAAGAAGATAGGCACGTGGCCTCAGATGGTGGTTCGCTTGACCAAGGAGCGTGATGAATTGGTTGTGGAGAACAAGAAGCTCGAAGAGGAGAACATGGGACTCAAGCGCAGATGTTGTGACTTGTGGAAGGAAGTGACTGAGGAACGGGCTAAGAATGATTCGTGAAATGCCCCAAGGGAGTGAACCCGGAATTTTGGCACAAATACGGAAGAGCAATACCACTTTCAGTTCAAAGCTTACCACGGTGCGACTTGAAAACCCTCGGGCCACCATGCTCGAAGTTCGACCCCGAGACGTTGGCGAGGATACTGAGGGATGGTCAGTCGGCCCGGAAGAAATCCCGGTCGAAACGCTCGAAGAAGCGATAATCCTGGGCATGGAGATACAGGCGAGGGAATGAGCAGACCTCGGTACGAGACTCAGGAGGACTTGGATAACGAACGCGCGGTTGCGCGCTTCCTTGAGGATCGATGGACGTGTAAATTCATCAAGCTCAATCCGATAAAATGGAAGGTTGATTTCTTAGTCAGGAGCTTGAAGGACTTGGATAAGTATTCCTGGGCGGAAGTGAAGTGCTTGAACATGAACTTTGGGGACTTCCCATTCATGATCAGTTACAAGAAGATCGAGGCTGCCAAGGCATTGCATGAAACCTCGGGGCATAAATTCATGCTTATCTTTCGATGCTTGGACAAATTATGTTATCACGCTTGGGACTTTTCCAAACAATACAAGTTTGAATATTCGGGGCGCACAGTTGCCACGCGAGACGGTCAGGACGTTGAACCTATTTTTCGGGTCTATCCCGAGGAGTGCAAGATCGTGGAGGGGTTTGATGCCTAAGATAAGAATAACTCAACTTGATGGGGCATTGCCTAATATCGCTTTGATGAAATTGTCACATTGGCACAAGTCACAAGGTGATGAGGTTCACTTTTCAAAGACTTGGGAACGTCAGCTTTTTGAACCCGAATACGACGTGGTTTACGGGTCTGCGATATTTCAATGGACAAAAGCCAAGCTCGATAGATTCCTTGCCGAGTTTCCAAACGCAATAGTGGGAGGTACGGGAACGAAATCAAAGATGACCATTGAGGACGTAACGGGCGGCCCTTACGAGTTTTTCGACTATTCCATATATCCGAAGTTTGAGAGGAGCATAGGGTTTAGCCAACGGGGTTGTCGCTTGGCTTGCAAGTTTTGCGTAGTTCCGGGCAAGGAAGGCAAGAACAAGGATAACGGCCCGATCAATCGAATATGGCGAGGTGAACCATACCCTAAGGAAATCATCCTGCTCGACAATGATTTCTTTGGGCAACCGGATTGGCAGGAAAAAGCGGAGGAGATCCTCGATGGTGACTTTAAGGTTAACTTCAATCAAGGCATGAATGCCCGACTGATTCACGAAGAGGGTGCGAAGATGCTCAAGGAGATGCAATTCTTTGAGGCGAAATTCAAATACCGAAGACTTCATACCGCATGGGATAATCCAAAGGACGAGAAATTATTTTTCAAAGGATTGAATACTCTCATGGATGCGGGAATCAAGCCGAGAGAGGTCATGGTCTATATGCTCATAGGCTATTGGCCCGGTGAAACGATGGACGATATTCTTTGGCGTTTTAACAAGCTTAACGATGCCGGATGCCTTCCGTACCCAATGGTTTATGATCAAAATAATCCCGAGTTAAAAAAGTTTCAGCGTTGGGTAAACCGCAGATATTACCAATTCGTACCTTGGGAAAAGTATGATTCGTCCATGCGATCCCGCCCACCAAAAGATCAACTGACGTTTAACTATGCCTAAGATAACGTATACTGACGAGGTGGATGCGAGGTTTGGCATCCCGTGGACGGACGATTTGAAGTATGACAAGGGCGAGCTAGTGTGCGCATTGAGTCCCGAAGAGATTGATCGCCTCACTATAGAAGACCCTGCGCGCGCGGAGACGCTCACACGCTTGTTGATGGATCAGCCCAACTCCGAGAAGGAAGACCCGATTGAATGGGGATGGACGCTCCCCGGTTGGCGCAGGATCATGGAACGGTTCGACAAGGACAAGATACACGTGATCATGGGAGGGAACAGGAGTTCCAAGACTTACTTTGCCACTCGTATGCTCGTTCACTTGGCTCAGACAATTCCCGAAGCTGAGATTCGCTCGATGCACGTCTCAGAAGAAAGATCGATAAGTGATAGTCAACGCTACGTTTGGGAGAATTTGCCTATGCGGTACAAGCGTTCCAAGAAGAAGAGCGCGAACCATAGTTTGCAATACAATCAAAAGAACGGGTTCAATGCAGGCAAAGCAATCCTTCCACCTACTGAACCAACTGCTGAACGTGGAAGCACGATATACTTTAACAATTATCGGCAGTACATGGCAGACCCGCAAATCTTTGAAGGATGGGCGGCTCACGTCATACATGCAGATGAAGAAATTCCCGAGGCGATTTTTTCATCCCTATTGGCGAGACTGACCGACTTCAAGGGACGCTTGATTTTGACATTTACAACGTTGCAGGGGTGGACTCCACTGATTAACAGTTTGCTCAAGGGTGCGGAAACGGTCAGGACGCGATATAGCGAATTATTGCAAAGGGAATTGCCCGTTGAGCAAATCTCCGTCAATTGGCCCGATTGTCGGATTCATTACTTTTGGACTCAGGATTCGCCCTTCGTGGATGGACAGGAACTCGTCCGTACCTATTCCAAGCAACCGCTCGAAACCAAGCTTGCCCGCCTGTACGGGATACCGTCCAAGTCATTCGAGGGACGCTTTCCAAAATTTACGCGAGAGACTAACGTTGTCGAGCATGAGAAGATCCCGTTCATTGCCGATCAAACGATCAATGCCACCAGGTATTTTATATGTGACCCCGGAGGCTCGAAGCCGTGGGTGGGAATTTGGGTTGGGGTCATGGAGGACGGGCGTATGTTTATATACCGCGAGTTCCCTGACAGTACGATGGGAGCGTGGGCATTGCCCCACGTTAATGGAGCGGGCAAAAGCGTGGGCAAGCCCGGGCCGGGACAGAAACCCCTCGGGTGGGGATACGTTCAATACAAGAACCACTTCGAGGATTTGGAGGGCGGGGAAACGATATTCGAGCGAATTGTTGACCCGCGCATGGGATCGACCACGGTGCGCACGAAGGAGGGAGAATCGAACATCATTAACACGATGAGTAACTTGGGGTTCGTGTTCCGAGCCGCACCGGGCGTGGACATCGAAGCGGGAATTGCAAAGATCAATGATGCCCTGAGTTGGGACGATACCGAACCGATGACCGAGGAGAACACGCCCAAGCTGTTCGTGAGTGACCGGTGCGAGAATACGATTACCTCGATGATCGAGTACAGCGGGCAGAGCAGGACTGAACACTTCAAGGACTTTATAGACTGCATCCGCTATCTGATGGTCAGCGGCCCTGAGCATATCACTAGCGCGAAGCTCGCGGTGACAGGTGGCGGGGGATATTAGACTACCATAGACTACGACATTGACCCGTAAGGCGTTTTACCTTACAATCTGCTACACTCATGTTGAATGCCGCAGATCCCGAGTTACTCTATGCCTCGAAAGAGCCTGACATTGCGTACCTTGCGCAGACCTTCAAGCAAACGCAGTCCGACCTGGGCGAATGGTTGGATCGCAGGCAACGAGACTATGACGTAAGGAATTGCCAATGGGCGGGTAAGTCGGATGACTTCAAGAAACATTCCTCGCTCAGTTCAACCGGAGAGGTATTTCCTTGGGACAAGAGCAGTGATCAAGAGGTTAGGCTAGCCGATGAACTAATTGGATGCCGGGTATCCATGGTAATGAATGCGGTTAGACGTGCGCACATTGTAGCCACCCCAACCGAGAGCAATGACGTTGAGCGTGCTTCCGTGATCAGTAACTTCCTCAGATGGTTGATTAACTCCAAGATGCCTGAATTTTACTCCGAGATTGAACTTGGACTGAATAACTTCTTCGAGAAGGGCATGATGGTACACTACGCTTGGTACGAACAGCAAGAACTCAAGCAACAACAAACTATCAAGCTTGAAGAAATTTCCCAAGTTTTGCCCGCCATCGCAGAAGTCATACAGGACGGGTCGATGGACGATGAGTTGAGCGAAACCCTCAAGGAACAATTCGGAGTGTCCCGCAGGAAGGGACGTTCCATGCTCCGCGAATTGCGCAAGGACGGGGAGACTACCGTTCCGGTCACTCGCGAAGTCGTTAGCCGCCCGAAGATTCGCGCGCTCGCTCCCGATGAGGACGTGTTTTGGCCTAACTATACGATTGATCCCCAATCCGCGCCATACGTCTTCCATCAAGTGAACATGACCCCCGAGCAAATTCGCTCGAAGATCAATTCCGAAAATTGGAACAAGGACTTTGTCGAACAAGTTGTCGAACTCGCGAATAACGCGCAGACCGATGATAACCTTTACAACGTGCGCGAGGAGTCTGAATTCATGCGTGCGGATGATCAGTACGTAAAGATCGTATATTGCTATCAAAGACTTTTAGACATCGATGACACACCTGGTCTGTACTGCACCGTGATGCACCCTGCGCTCAGTGAGGTATACGGTAAGCATCAACTACTAGACTATGCGCATGGACAGTACCCGTTCATAGTGACCACTTTGGAAAAGACTTCCAAGCGACTGTATTCATCAAGGTCATATCCCGAATTGATCGAGTCCTTACAACAAGTCCTCAAGGTCGAAACCGACTCTGCAATTGACACTCAGTCCTTGACCACTTTGCCACCCTTGGAGTACCCGATGGGAAGACAACCCGCAAAGTGGGGGCCGGGGGTCAAAGTCCCATATCGTACACCTGGAGAGGTGCGCTTTTCTTCGACCCCTCCCGGTTCAACCGTGAACGTTGAACTTCGCAGATACATCAAGGAACAAGCAGATAGATACTTTGGAAGGAACGCGCCTGGGGTTGATCCCATCGAGGCGCAAATGAAGCAACAGGAGATCATTGACAAGGTATTTCAGCACCTCAAGCACGTCCTCGATCAAGTGTTTAGCCTATATCAACAGTACGGCCCTGACGAAGAATACTTCCGAGTCACGGGCGTACAGGACATGCAGAGGTTCAACAAGGGACAAGCGGGTGAACGCTTTGATTTTTACATGCAATTCGATGCCGCCTTGCAAGACCCCGCTCAGATGCTTGAGCGTGTAAAGGCAATTGCCGAGCTAGGTGGTATGCTTGACAAGAATGGCGTGCTTGATACCGAACGCTTGCTCACCATTGCAGTCGGACAAATCTTGCCCGGTGCGGCAGAGAGTGTGATGATACCCAAGGAAACCGCATCACAAAAGGCAGTCGAGGAAGAACGTCAGACAATTGCGGAGATATATGCAGGCGTACCGCCCAACGTTCGTCCGAATGATTCGCATGAGATGAAGCTCCAGGTATTTCAACAGTGGCTCGCGCAACCCGACGTCACGCAAAAGGTTCAACAAGACCCTGCTCTTCAAGAGCGCATACAAAACTATTTACAGCAACGTCAGATGCAGATCACTCAGCGCCAAAACGCTGAGATTGGAAGGCTAGGAGCTACCCCCACGCAATTTGGAGAAACCCCAACCGCAGCATAAATGCCCCGCAAGACCTACCACGAAATCGATCCCGAAGAGGCAATCCAAGCACTGAGCTTCCTCAAGGACGAACCGAATTTTAAGAAATACATCGAGATGCGCGAAACAATGCGTGAAGAAGTTATTCGTCAATTGCAGATCAAGGAAGTGGTGGATTCCACAAATCGTCACTACATGCTCTGTGGAAAACTCGAAGCGATAGACGAGGAACTTGATACCTTTTACAAGCTTTAATCCCTTTCGACATAATGGGGTAATGTCACCCCCCTGCGCGTAAGCCACACTACGCCAGGGGGGTTTTTTGTTGTCGTGTAAGGTGATTTGCCTTACAATTTGCTACACTACGCTACGACAGCGTTGAATGATATGGAAAAAACTATCGAAGAGGTTGACTCGGTATCCTCTGAAAATGCCGTGGATGAAACGCAAAGTGAGGATGGGAACATCTCCATGGCGGAGTATGCGAGCAGTTTGCTCAAGGCTCAGTCAGACGAGGAAGAACCATCCGAACAACCCGAGGAGGAATCGGAATCCGCTGAAGAAGAACCTGCGGAAGAAGAGGAGGCCGAGGAACAGTCTGCCGAAGAACCGGACGAGGAGGATCAAACCGAGCCGCCCGCAGAACCTTCGGATGTTCTTTCTAATAAATACAATATTGACCTGGATACCTTATCCGAGGATGAAGCAAGGGATCTCGCAAAGGCGCTCAACGCCTCTGCGGTAAAAAGATTCGGAAGGCTTACCGCTCAGAAGAAGGCGTTACTCGCGGAGAACCAAGAGCTACAGGCGCAAGCCCAAGCTAAGGAACAAACTGCAAGTACCGAACAACCTGAGTTCCTCAAGGATAATGCATTGCACAACGTAACTGACGTCAACGGTCTGACCAAGGAAGTCGAGAACCTCACCACGCTTATCGAGTGGACGGAAGAGGGACTTGAGAACGAAGTCGAGTATGATGATGACGGTAACGAGTTTGTTGCGAAGGATGGGGATAAGACCTATACGAAAGCCGATCTGCGGAGAATCCGGGCAAACGCCCGCAAGATACTTCGCAAGGACGCTCCTGCGAGACAGAAATGGATCGCAGAACGTACGGAGTCCGACCAACACGCGATCAAGACCTTTTCTTTTCTCAGCGATGGGGAGAGCGAGGAGTACAAGTTGTTCATGCAAACCAAGGATAATCCGCTCTACAAGCCTTTGGTCGAGCATCTGCCGAACGGGAACTTTGCCCTTGGCTTGATGATCGAAGGAATGAAAGCGGTTCAAGCGCGCCAGGTCGATTCGAGCAAACCGAAACCCAAGCCCAAAGCACCCGTGGCATCTGCCGAAGCGGGGGCTGCCAAGCCCAGGACGGAAAGCTCATCGAGGAAGAAGGCTCTGCAAGCGGCTCGGACTAAGTTCGAGAAGTCAGGCACACGGGCAGACTATCAGCACTATATCAAACTGCGGGATTCCGCATAATTTCAAAAATATCTTAGGAGGATACTAAATTGGCACAAAGCACTAGCTATAACACAGCCGGGAATAGAGAAGATCTCACTGATGCGATCTCAATTCTAGAACCCGAATCCACGCCTTTCATCAGCATGATGAAGAAGGCAAAAGCAACCGGAACGTTTGTAGAAGTACAGGCAGACAAACTTTCTAGTCCTGACTTCTCGGGAGTCAGTGAGGGCGAAGACGTTTCGAGCTTCACCAATCAAGTCGCAGACAGGGCGCGCCTAGGAAACTATGTGCAAAAATTCCGCGACACTTGGAAGGTTTCCGATATACAGCAACTCGTTGATACAGCGGGAGTTGCGTCAGAAAAAGCCAATTGCGAAAGCAAGTCGGTACGAAACGTAAAACGTTCAATCGAAGCTGCATTCTGTTCATCGCAGGATCGTCAGGCAGAAGCCGGAAGTGGCACGCCTTACAAGACCCGGGGGATGTTCAAATGGCTCGGAGTTGGTGGACAACCTTCCGACGTACCGACCGACTATCAATCAGTTGCTGCGGATACCACGGGAACTCAGACCGAAGCGACCTTCAATACGGTTCTTCAGGAACTCTACGAAGCCAACGGGATGCCCGGTGGTCAGTTGACTCTACTCGCAGGCCCAAGCCTCAAGCAAGAGATCAGCAACTTCTCGCGAGCCGTTGCCTCGGTGCAAAACACCTACAACGTCACGCAATCCGCTGACAGCAAGAAGATCACGCTCACAGTAAATTTTTACGAGGGAGATTTTGGCAACGTGGCCATTATTCCTACGTTATGGAATTTACGCACGTCAGGTTCTGACACCGTTGACGGTGATGCCGGACTGCTGATCGATCCGGAGTACGTCGCAATGCACACGCTCAAGGCCGAATCCTCAACCACGCTTGAGGATCAAGGCGGAGGTTCACGTGGGTACGTTGACGTAATTGCTGCACTGTCTTGCCTGAGTCCCAAGGCTCACGGTTATTTTAATTAATCGCTAACTTATAAGGAGATTTAAGACATGGCAAATACAGACGTAACACTCGATAACGCCCGCAAGGACGTTCTCTCAAACCAAGAACGCGCTCAAGGGTTCACACACAAGTACAAGATTCTGTACACGGACATTGACGAAGGCTCAGGGTCTACCGATACCGTGACTGCGGTTCTTGGCAATACACCTACGGACTTCGTAGTAACCAGGGCAATGGTCAACGTTACCACGGCATTCGCAGGAACGGGGGGTCTATCTATTCAAGTTGGAACTGCGGGCGACCCTAATGGGTTTATCACCGCAACTAGCGTTCTTACCGCAGGGCCAATCGCTACTCAAGCGGGTGCAACCACTGCCGCAGCCGCTGCTTGTATAGGCACAACCGCTCAAGTCATGGAAGCGTTGTTCACAAACTCTTCCTCCGGTTCACCATCCGCGCTTAGTGCAGGAGAACTAGACATCTACTTGGCGGTTCATAGCGCGAACGATCTAGGCTAAACAAGATTTGTTGTTGTTCATTAAGGGAAGGTTCGTATTGCGCGAGCCTTCCCTATGAACACGGCAATCACTAACAATTTAAATTATGTCCGAGATTTTCATTCCTAAGTGGAAAGATAACCAAAAGAACGGTTCTCAATTCATGAAGAATCTTGAGAGGCATTTGCGCTACGAGGTTGACCTCGAAAAGTACGAACACAAAAAGCGCGAAATAGAATGTGGCAAGGAGAACGAACAAGGCGGAATGCTTGAGGGGGTCGGGCAGTTGAAAGCGACTATCCCCGCACGCGATTACTTTAGGTGGCAACAGTTCAAACCCGGATGTTGGGGGGACAAGCAATTTGTTGACGAGTATCTTCGCGACAACAGTGCCTGCCGTGCGAAAGCGCCTGACAAGAAGGTCTTTCAAGGAGGACTTGGACTAGCATGAGAGTAATTGCAATCAGCACCATGCGCACGAGCTTGACCCAAATGATTGGGGTTGACTCGTTATTGAGCGCAGAGACTGACGCATCGACTCGTAGCTTCAATCGATTCGGACGCTTGGCATGGGATCGGACGGCATGGCCCTTCGTCTCCCGCCTGACCCAAATCGTGCCTGACGTACGAGTACGCTCGATTGACGTGGGGAGTGGGGGAACTTCATACAGTTCAGCGCCAACCGTTGCAGTGGCAGGAGCGGCAACCGCAACCGCAACGATCAATAGTGATGGCGAGGTGAATGGCATTGCAGTCACCGCGAATGGGACGGGATACGTGAGCGTCCCGGCAGTCACCTTTTCGGGTGGTGGTGGGAGCGGAGCAACTGCAACTGCGAACTTGCTCGCTTATTTGGACTTTGGAACAACGATAAGCGAAGTCTTTCGCGTAACTGACAAAGACCCATATAGCGCAGGCACTGCAAACGACATTGCATTTAAGAATACCTTCGTTACGGGGTCGAGCGAATACGGGGAAGCTATCTTGCCCAACCGCTCGGCAACAAGTCCCGTATGGGTACATTACCGCGCGCCCTTCCCATCGTATGGAGGTAGCGCAACTGACTACCCTTGGATCTTCGCAGAGTATGCAGTCCTCGGGGCGTATAGTGATTGGCTAACCGCAGACGGGCAGGGTGAAAAAGCCCAAGTTGCGCTTCAACAAGCCGAGCAAGTCCTGCAAGTCGAGTTGGATAAACTCGAACGCCAGGAGGGACAGACTCAACCACTTTTAATTGAAACTTACGGAACGACAATAGCCGCTCCTGCATAAACAAGGAATATACACTATGGCAAGTACATCAGAATACAGAGGACTCGGTCTAAATGGCGGGGCGTACATTAATGACACTGCGGTTCATACGGGAACTTGGTTTGCGATCCAAGCAACGGAGGCAACCGTGCTTGCCGCCCAGGCGAGCAACATTACCAACCTCGATGACATCTGCACAGGGCAGGACGCAACCGAGCTTGCCGCAGGCATGGTCTTGTACGGCAACTTTACGAGCATTGACCTCACAAGTGGTGCGGTGATTGCATATAACGTTTAATGACCCACTCCGTCATATCGCTCGGACTCGGGCTTGGTGGTGGCAAAGCGGGAACTTCCTCGGGAAGAACAGGAGGCGGGTTTGCCAATGATTACTCCGTAAGTTTCGACCAAAGTGATGACTACGCTACCGGATCGGAGGATTCGGCTGACGTGGAGGTGTATGGCATTAGCGCATGGGTGCGTCCCGATGCTGAGATCACGCAAACCTACGGAGTTGCAGATGACGTCAACTGCGTACTTGGGTGGGGCGATTCGAGGTGGGGTTTGATCCTTGGCCCTGCAAGCCAAACGAGCATTGTTTCGTGTCGAATAAACGGAACGAACACTACTTATCAATACAAGCCTGCGAGCGGGACAGTAACCTTTCCCGCTAACACTTGGATGCACATCATGACTCAATGGGTAGACAGTTCGCAGACTGACAGCGGAAATGCAGGGTATGACATTTGGGTAAACGGATTAAGGGTTGGAAACGCAGTGCAGAGCGCGCCTGGAACTCCCGTTCGTGGACAATTAAAAACAACAGGATTTAAGATAGGCTCTCGGGCAAATGACTCATATTGGTTTGGTGGGGAAATAGATGAGATTTCAGTTTTTAAGGACGTAGTGAGTGATGCTAATATTGCAACAATTTACAACGCACAACCCGATGGAACGGGAGTCCCTGGAGACTTGGCTGACCTGCTTCCCTTGAAACCGTGGCATTGGTGGCGCATGGGAGATTCCGATGGGGGAACGGGCGGGACAATCACCGACCTTGGAGAAGCAGCAACGTCCGGTGTTCCATCTGACTTAACCCTAGCCAATGCAACATTTTCATCCGAAGTTCCGTCATGAGTAAAATTTACGTAATAATCGATGCTGATGAAGTTTCTGACGTTGATTTTTCGCAAGTGTTCGAGACTAGCGCAAGCACGCTTCGTTGGAATGTTGACCCTGCAGGGACTAAGACTTTTGTAAAATTCGAGGGATCGACTCCTAGTTTTCTAGCAGGCAAGACTCAATACACGCACGCTCAAATTCTTGACATTTTAAACACCGAAGAATGGAGCGCTCCTCGCGAATGATTTACTTTTGCATAGTAGCGTGCCTGCTCGTTTCGAGTTGTTCATTCCGATCTACGTATCCGACCCTTGGAGCGATTGTAGGGGGTGGAGTGGGTAGCATTGCAGGCCCGGCAGGAGGAGCATTGGGCGCAGGCACGGGTGCGATTGCCGGTGAAGCCTTAAAGAACAAGGACGCATTGATGGAAGCGGAAGAAACGATTGAACAACTCACGCACGGGGACGTCGAGGGTTTGATAAAATCCCAAATGGGAGAACATCAAGGAATGTTCGACTCATTCGTCTCCACTGTGAAGCGCATTCTGATCATTGCCGCTTGCCTCCTGGGCGCATACCTTTCAATCCCAATTTTTATAGCCCGCAGGACTGCTGAATCATGTTCCAAGACTGCGGCAGAAAAACACTTAACACGTCCACCTTTTCCAACAAATGAAAAATCTTAGACCACTATTCGACCTTTATCGAGGGATGACAAAGCAGGGGAAAATGATAACTTGGTTTGCCGGAATTTTAATAGCAATAATTGTAATAGATTGGTTATTCTGATGATTGATAAAGACTCATTGATAGGCATGGGTGGTACTGCCGCCACGTTCTCCGGTAACCTCCATGAATACGTAGGCGTAGTTGCAGGCTCGCTCACGATAATCTTCATGCTCGTCAAGCTTTGGCAAGTATTACGCAAGCGGAAGTGAATGGGACGTTACGCATCATACGGCAGGCTTGACGATCAGACCCAATCGGAAGGGGATCGTGGATTTCGGGGAATAGATTCCTACAAGGAGAACACTTCGCTCGAAGGTGGGTTTGTAGAGACTTCCGAGAATATGCGCTTGATTGGTGACCTTGCTGAGACACGCAAGGGAATAGACTTTCTTGCAGGCGCAGTAACCCTGACGTATTCAGCAGGCACGGAACAAGCCTTTGCATCAACCGTCTACTCCGACCCGGCAACGGGAAACGAATACGTCGTAGCCGCGACCAAGGACAAAGTAATCCTTTGGAATGACGCGAATAATAGCGGTATCGACATTGACTACCCTGGTAGTGAGGTAGTCGCGGCAGCAGACGGGGCAACCTTCGTACAAGCTCTTGAGAAACTCATCCTGTTTCGTGGGTCGAGCAAGACACCACTCGAATGGGACGGAGACGTATCGAACGATTTCGTGGTCAAGGCAAACGCAAGTCCTGGTAGCGGGAGGATTCAATGCCCGAATACGGATTATGGCGTGT